CTTGTCTGTTTTTTCTTTTGATTTGTTTACTGTACGATCTAAATAACCTTGTAATTCGTCACCCTTGAATGGTCTTGCTGATACACCGCCCAATTTGGCTTCGGACATGTCTTCTTCTGGCTCAACCCCTGATTTTTTAAGGAATTGATCCAAACTCATGACTTCCATATTGCCCGAAAGAGGAGATTCTTCCTTGACAAGAACTGAATTTTCTGTTATTATGTTTAAAATGTTACGAATGTCCATTGTATTTCCTAATCTGATGAAAGTATTTATCTATGAATCAAGAGATTAAACGAATTGGTTTTGCGTGTAAGTTTGCAGAAATCAACAAAAAGGGTGAAATTTCTAGTGTTGAGGGTCTTAACACAGGTGGTACTACACTTGCGTGGGCAAAACGCAATACGGCTAGTGTAGTTGAAGACAAGATTATCGAAGTTGCAAAACGTAATATTCTAAACACACATGCACTTGTTAAGAAAGTAGCATCACTAGAACCCGAACTACGTATGTTGCGTATCACTAGTGACATGTTTAGTTTCTATACTCATCCTGACTATCAATACTTTTGGCAACGTCAGGATATACAGGATAGTCTACAGCGTTGGATGGCTCCTATCGGTGAGACTGCACGTGAACATGATGTACGTCTATCTTTTCACCCTGACCAGTTTGTAGTTCTTGCAAGTGATCGTGAAGAAGTAGTAAATAATAGTATTAGGGAGTTTGAATATCATGCTGACATGGCACGTTGGATGGGTTATGGTAGAACCTTTCAGGACTTTAAAATCAATGTCCACATATCGGGTAGAGCCGGTCCAGCCGGTATCAAAGCAGTTATCCCAAGACTCAGCCCCGAAGCAAGAAACTGCCTCACAATCGAAAATGACGAAATCTCATGGGGTATCGATTCGAGCCTAGAACTTGCTGATACTTGCGCACTTGTACTAGACATTCATCATCACTGGGTTATGACGGGAGAATACATTGAATCAAACGATGACCGCATCAAGCGTATTATTGACAGTTGGAAAGGTGTGCGTCCTGTTATACACTATAGTGTCAGTCGTGAGGATGTGCTATCCGGACATTGTAATCAAACTCGCCCGGTTCTAACTACACTATTAGAAAGTGGTCACAATAAACAAAAGATTCGTGCCCATAGTGACTACTATTGGAATGATGCAGTTAATCAATGGGCTATGACTCATAATGAATGGGCTGACATGATGTGTGAGAGTAAAGCAAAAAATCTTGCGAGTTTCACACTTTATGATACATATATAAAGAAGGTACAAAATGTTTGAAAAATTAAAGAAATGGCTATCACCCGATACGCCTGATTTAGGCTCAGGTGAAACTGGTGCGCCTAAACAACCCGAAGTTAAAAAGAAGTCTGCACCAAAGAAGCCTGAACTAACTGATAAAGAAAAAGCCACAGCCGCAGGTGAACCCTACATTGCTATTACTAGTGTAGAGATTGATCCCAATGATATTAATAATGGATCGTTTGACCTAGACTGGAATGACAAGTTTATACTAAACTTGGTCAAACAAGGTTACAGGATTAAGAAGGAAGATACTGACGCTATGATTGTTGATCGTTGGTTTCAAACTGTCTGCCGTAATATCGCATTAGAAGTTTATGAACAAGACCAAGCTGATCCAACCAATCGTGATATGACCAGTGATATGCGTATTATTCGTTCACGTGATTTAGGTGATGGTCGCACGGAAGTTAGTTAATGTCTAAATTAGAATTATCTACTAACACACCTAATTATTTGTCAGACGAGTATATTCTTGTAAATGCCTCACTATTTGAAAATCATCCAAATGATGAAGTAATATTTGAATACGTTAATGAAATTTCTGATTTTCTAGTAGCCAATGATAAAACTAAAGTAGCACTTAATATTATTAGTGAAGGTATTGCATTCAATCAAATTAGTACATCAAATAAGATTGTTAAAGAATTTGTAGAACATTATAATGGAATGAGTTCTAATTTTGTCTTTATTTTCGGGGCATCGCCTTGTACTAAAAATCTAATCTACTATAAAGAACATTGTAAAAGATTTGGCTGGTTTGATATCCCTGTAATTTTTGTTAATTGGTGGGAATATTGGTTTAGTTGCAAAATCAAACATGCAAACTCAATTTATAATACCATTTCTACTACTCCTACTATAAAATCAAAAAAGTTTTTGTGTTATAATCGCAATACCAAACCTCATAGGTTATATATTACTACTGAATGTATTAAGCGAGACTTAATTAAAGAAGCATATTTTTCTAATTACTTTAGATTTCCAGAAGATGAATTTCATTTTGGATCCACGTATGAATGGTTTCCAACACTATATCAGGAAATGCATGATATAATGTATGAGCATAAAGATAAGTTTCCATTAGATTTAGGATTAGCATCTATTCCCAAAAATAATCAAACTGAACAGTTTATGTCTGTAAGTGATGATGATGTTAATTATTTTCATGATAGTTATTTTGGAGTAATCACTGAATCAAAATATGCACACGACAATTATGACATTTATAATCAAATACATGGGCAATTAAGTTTAGACGGATTTATGTTTACTGAAAAAACCTATAAATTTATTTCAGCCAAAAAACCTTTTATCTTAGCAGGATTTACCGGGTCACTGCAAATGTTGAGAGAGTTTGGATACAAAACCTTTCATCCATATATTGACGAAACATATGATACTTTGGTAGATGATGAACAGCGTATCACTGCAATAGTTAATGAAATCGAAAGATTGTGTAAGTTATCCGATTCTGCTTGGATAGAATGGCAACACAATGTCGAATCCATAGTGTTACATAATTACAACACTCTATTAAACTCGGGCGAAGTTATTTTATCTTATAAGCCCACTTCTTAAAAAAAGGCTTGACATTTACTAAATATGCGTATATAATGACATTATGAAATACGCACTCATAGACACCGCAAATACATTCTTTCGTGCCCGTCACGTTGCCTCACGCAATGCAGATACATGGGAGAAGATTGGTATGGCACTTCATCTTACTCTTTCATCAGTCAATCAAGCAGTACGTAGATATGGTATTGACCATGTTGTATTCTGTCTTGAGGGCCGTTCATGGCGTAAAGATTTCTATCAGCCATATAAAGCAAATCGTGTTGTTGATGCAATGGCACAGACTGAAACAGAACAAGAAGAAAATAAAATGTTTTGGGAAACGTATGACTTGTTCACTACGTTTCTACGTGAGAAGACTAACGTTTCTGTATTACGTGAACCAACTGCTGAGGCAGATGACTTGATTGCACGTTTCATTCACTTGCATCCCGATGACACACACTATATCATTTCAACAGACAGTGACTTTGAACAACTGATTGCAGAAAATGTGCATCAGTACAATGGTGTGCAGGGTCACTTGATTCGGCTTGACGGTTACTTTGATGATAAGGATCGTGTTATCAAAGACAAGAAAACTAAAGAACCCAAACTACTGGAAGCCCCCGAGTACCTACTCTTTAAGAAGATCATTCGTGGTGACGGTGGCGATAATGTATTCAGTGCATATCCCGGTGTACGTGAAGTAGGTTCTAAGAACAAAGTTGGTATCAAAGAAGCATTCGAGGACCGTAATAAGCAGGGCTTCAATTGGAATAATCTAATGCTACAGCGTTGGGTAGATCATAATGGCGAAGAGCATCGTGTTCGTGATGACTATGAAAGAAATCGTATTCTAATTGACTTGAAAGCACAGCCCGATAATATCAAGGCTGTTGTTGACAAGACCATTATTGATAATGTGCGTGTTACTACTACAGCCCAAGTAGGTGTTCACTTTATGCGTTTCTGCGGAAAATATGAACTTACTAAAATCTCTGATCAGGCTGAGACTTATGCTAAGTGGCTTAATAGTCCGTACAAAGGTAATATTTTAGAAAATCGTATAGAAAAAACTGAAACGTGAATCCAACATTTATCACCATTGATGACTTCTATGAAGACCCTTATAAGGTAAGGGAATATGCACTTACCTGTGAGTATGATGGTGATAAGGTGTCTGGAAATTATAATAACGGTAATGCTCCCTGGCCAGGTAAGATGAGTAAGAAGCCTTATCTTGTTCCCGGTCTTGATTTAAACGTAGGCAAGATGTTAAAGCGTAATGTTATTCAACATCTAGGGAAAGATAGTGGCAAGTTTCGAATCAGTAAGTTAGGAGATACGTCAAATAATTTAGTACACGCCGATGATTCATTAAATAATTATCCATTGTATGCAGGTGTTGTTTATTTGAATCCTGATGTAATTGATACTGAAGGTACTATTTTTTATAAGCATAAGCCTTCTAATGAACGTGTTCTAACATCAAAAGACGAATATAAGCGCATTGTTGCAAATGGTGAAGATAAAGATATCAGTTATTGGCAACGTGAATTAGTATCATACGTTACATGGAATCGACTTATAATTTATCCCGGTCATATGTTTCATGGTATTGGTCCATTGTTTGGTAGTACTGATGAGTCTGCTAGACTGGTGCAAGTGTTCTTTTGGGAGACTGTCAAATGAGTTTTGATACTAGTTATAGGTCAAAGATACGTACTATCAATATGAATGATTCTGATTTCATGTTGCAAGACGGGTATATTATATCTCCTAGAGCAGGATTAGAGATTGACAAATCATGTCCTAGAGAGTATATTATGATAATAAGAGAGTGTTTAAATAAAGGTTGGTTAAAACCAGTTGCGTATGTTAAAGACAATGAACTATTTTGGGAGGAATTTGAAAAATGAGTTACGGTGAATATAAAGTTACACTAACGGGTTTAAATGCTCGACAAGTCAATCCT